AGGAAAGGACGCAATAGCCAGGGAGATAAAAAGGGATTGGAAAAAGCCATATTTTGGCGCTGCGCCCTATCTAGATGCAATGCACTCACTAAGTAAAATAACAGATTGTTATGGTTTAGATGATGCTAAAGGAATTATAACTTACTTTTTATCTAACGCGCAAAGCTGGCGCGGCGATAAAGCACGAGAAATAAAAGCCGAATTAAAAGCAATGATAAAATAAGATTAGGGCCTACGGGCCCTTTTCCTTAAAATATTTATCTATATATTTATATATATCTTTACATTTATCGAAACAGCGGCCCTTTGGTCCTAGTCCCGACCCGACCAACCCCGACTTCCCGACCCGACAGCCCGACTTCCCGACCCGACAGCCCGACAGGCCGTGGTTTCTTAATGCAGGGCCTTGTGAACCGTCGAACAAAAGTATCTTTTGTAAAGAGAGGCTCTTTACCAAGAAGAAAGAATGACCACCATTGGCATAATATGCCATGTTCCATGCAATTTGATGAGGGGAGACAAAAACCTGATTACTTTTTGATACTTTTAATTCAAGCCAAAAAGAGCGACTATCCCAAACAATATGTACATCAGGAATACCCCCACCGTGCTTGTTTTCTATGCGTGTGGCAAAACTATTCTTGGGAAGGCTGTTCTTCAATTGAATCCAAAAGTTTGCCTCCGGTCCTTTGCTCATTCTCGATGACCTCGTATTCACCTTCGACAGTAAAGGCTTGCGGATACTTCTTTTGCAAATCGGATAGTCTAGCAACTATTTCATCGCGGGATAATTGATCCATTGTGTTGATATTTTCTCTTCTATCAATGGTTAATCCACCCAAAGCAGAGCGTATTTTTTCGGCATTTACTGCTGCGGAAAATTGTCCAGCCTCTTCGGCTCCTAGTGACAACTTGTGGAACCGCTCCATTTGACCCATTAAAGTCACACCATAGCGTCGTTCTTTTTCTTCTCTTAGTTCTGCTACATATTCCACAACATGAGGATAGTCTCTTCCATTAAGTAGATAAGATGCCTGTTTAGCGGCTAAGTCAGATGAATAGCCTGCTTTACGTGCACATTCTGCATTTGAATGCACCCCTTCTGTGACAAACTTGGCAAAGTTTTTTTGTCGATTAGTCAGGATACGATTATGGGATTTTTCAATCTTTTTTATTGATGACATTGCAACACCTGCATACTTTTACGACATAATATACTGGTTTATCTTTCAAGAACAAGCTTCTCAAGAGCTATGCAATATTTAAGAGGGGGTTGCATAATTGACATAGCTGCAATAGGCCTTTTCCCCCACTAAACGTAAACACCGTAAACACATTGTAAACAGAGGGCAGGGTTTAAAGTTCTGTTATTAAAAGATTTTATTTTTGCTGTTTACGCTGTTTACGCTGTTTACGGTCTAAAATTTTTTGAAAAAAAAAAAAAATAAAAAATGCGAAAATGTATTTATAGCGTAAACACTGTAAACAGCTTGCATCGGTTCGTTGTTTCAACTATTCTGCATATACGTTGAAACAACGTTTTAATAACAGCTAAGGAGCAAATATCAATGAAACTGCAATTAAAATCTATTAAGTACACTGAGTGGATGTCTGAAGAGACATTATGTTTTCGTGCAAATCTTTGGGTTGATGGCAAGCCGTTTGCTGAAGTTAGCAATGACGGTCGTGGCGGCCCTCACTGTATTTATCCGCATCATAAATTCAAGGGTGAGATGCCTTTTGACAGCATGTTGAAAGAGGTTGAGGCGTATTGTGCAGCTATGCCTAATCTCGAGCCGTGTGAATTGTATTCAGTCGGGTCTGTACATTACGCTGAGGGTTTGCCTATGGACTTAGAACTGTGGTGCAATTTTGAGGTTGATGCGTGGTTATTACGGCGTGACATGAATCGCAAGTTGAAGTCTCATGTTTTGTTTCAGATTGAGGGCAAGGATGGCATTTACCAGACCAAGTATTATCCTAGTAAGACTGACGGTTCGTGGACTGTGTTTGGTTCTGAGAAGCGGCGCATATTGAATGACATGTCCGAGGCTGATGCTCTTGCTATTTTTAAGAAGGAGATGTCTTGATGCCTAACCATTGTTATCAGCGTGTACGCATTACTGGGGACAAGAGGCAGATTTCTGTTTTGAAGTCTCAATTACTAAACGAGCGTCGTTTTTGTGATGCGGTTATTCCCACGCCATTAGAGCTTTGGTCTACTGCTGCCAAGCCTAATTGGTATAATTGGCGTTTAGAGAATTGGGACACTAAGTGGGACGTTGTTCCATTTGTTCGGAATGAAGATGACGACAATCCTTTTGATATTGAGACGAGTTGGGAGGATGGTGAGGGGGCTGATTTTAATCTTTCCACATCTTACGAACTGGTGGCTTGGTTTTCTTTTGCATGTTGGACTGCTTGGGGACCGCCTCATAACGTTTGGCGTAAGTTAATGGATATGGGTCTTTGTGTTGAGGCCAAATATTTTGATGAGGGTGGTATGTTTGTTGGGTCTTGGTCTGACGGAATTCTTGATGAATGGATGCCTGACGATAACATTAAAGAGACGAAGGCTGTTTGTAGTTTTGTTTATGCTGACGAGAATTACTTTTTTTATGAGGAGAATGAGGTATGACCAAACGTTCTGATAAATCTTATCGTGAGTTTCGTGCTGAACATCGAGGTTCTTGCGACCGCTTTTATGGTCGCAGTCCCCGTCCACATATTTGGTTGGATGGCATAGGTTGTGAGGAGGTTTTAGAGCCTGACATGTCTGCTGTGGAGGTTCAAAGATATTGGCATGGATATGACAATGAGGAAGACCGGAAGGATTGGTAGTAAGGATGAGTGCGTATTACAATGAGATTGATCCTTATACGGCAGATTGGCTCCGCAACTTAATTGTTGCGGGGCATATTGCTGACGGTGTGGTTGATGAGAGGAGCATTAGTGATGTCAGACCAGATGAGCTTTTTGAATTTACTCAATGTCACTTCTTTGCGGGGATCGGAGTTTGGAGTCATGCGCTCCGAAGTTGCGGTTGGCCCGACACCCGACCAGTTTGGACGGGGTCCTGTCCGTGCCAACCTTTCAGCGGCGCAGGCACAAGAAAGGGGGTATTTGATGAGCGGCACCTCTGGCCTCACTGGCACCACCTCATTCGCGAGTGTAGACCTTCAACGATTTTTGGAGAACAGGTTGCGAGCAAAGACGGCCTTGGTTGGCTCGACCTTGTACAAGCTGACGTGGAAGGAGAGGGTTACGCCTTCGGGGCTTTCGATCTCTGTGCTGCGGGGTTCGGTGCGCCGCACATCAGGCAGCGTTTATGGTTCGTGGCCCACTCCGACGACGCGGGATCACAAGGGCGGATACCGGGGCGGTCGGGTTCGGAACGGCAAGATCAGCACGGATACATTGGATGTAGCGGCACAGTTGACGGGCTGGACAACGCCAGCGGCGACGGATGGGACGCGGAGCGGCACGGGAGTTACGGCGGGGATGTCCGGGTCGAGTTTGACGCAGGTGGCAAAGATGGTGGTTCGCGGGTGGCCGACCCCGAATGCGACCAACAACGGTCGGGGCGAGAAACCCGACGCGAAGGTCAAGCGCGGGATGAATGCGGGTTTAAACCCAGCGGACGCGGCGAGGTTAGCGGGGTGGAAGCATCACGGGGCGCGGCTAACGGCATTTGGGGAGATGTTGACTGGCTCTTCTGCAAAGATGCCAAGTGGAGGCCAGTTGAACCCGAATCATTCCCGTTGGTTAATGGGGTTGCCAATCGCGTGGGACGATTGCGCGCCTACGGGAACGCGATTGTCTCGGAAGTTGCGCAAGGACTAATTAGTAGTTTTATGGAGAGAGAGAATGAAAAAGTATAGAGAAGAGATTAAGGCACTTAATAATGCGGCATGGCAGGCGGTTCGAGGTTGCCCGTATAATTCTTCCCATCCGACGAAGTCGGCATTGATTCGCATTGCATGGGAAATTAATGATCTTTTTGATGATGAAACATGGGACGTTGGTGAGGGCTGATTCGGAAGGATACCGCTGGCGAGGCATTCTCCATATGATTAAACCTTCCGCCCTATATAACCAACCCTCACTTTGAGTTTGGAGACAAATATTAACTTATGCAAGTAGGAACTATGAAATGAATGATGGAATAACAAAAATAACAGAAGCAGTTGTAGAAGAGACTGTATACAACGCAAAAGGACGTAGTGGATTTGCGGTCAACAAGGAAGGGGATGGAATTTTTTTACACTCCAGGATTGTGAGCAAGGTAGGCTTGTGTACGGGTGATGTCATACAAGTTCATGTTGTTCCAAATTATCCCGACAAAAGGAAACAAATAAAATACAGAGCCATGAGAGCAAAGATAATTAAAAAGGATATGAGGGAGAGGAATCCTATTAATCTTGATTATCTTTCGGACGATTGCGCTACGAATATCAGAAAACTGTTAACAGAGGGAGAATGGTCTACTCTTACATTGATAGATATATGTGAAGAACTTGCGGAAGAAGAACAGGTTGTGTATGATACACTTGCAACTATGCCTGATGTTCGCAGTACAAAGGCATATTATA